GGCATTCCAAGGCATGTTTTAAAAGATTATCGCGATGTTTTGGAAGCGCCAAACACATGGAACTGGCACAGTGAACTTACCATAAAATTATCCGATGGAAGGGATTGTTATTTCACACATGGAAAATCAGCCGATGGATTAAAATTATCCCAATCAATGTCATGTAATTCTGTTCAAGGTCATCATCATTCAGTTTTTGAGACCAAGTATTTCGCAAACCATAAAGACATTTACTGGTCAATGGTTGTTGGTTGTCTGATTGATGATAAGTCACTCGCCTTTGCATATAACAAGCTTCAATTGAAGCGCCCTTTAATCGGTTGTGGAATCATTCTTGATGGTCAACCAAAACTTTTGCCGATGATTTTAAACAAAGATGGCCGATGGAACAAAAGGATTGTGTGAAAAAGAAATCATTCCCAAAAAAGATCAGCATTATGGGCAGAACTTGGAAAATTAAACAAGTGGCCAGGCCAACTTATAAAGACGAATTATGTTTGGGCATGTGTGATTATGATGGGAAGGTCATTTATCTCGAAAAAGATCAGGATGATGATTCCAAGTTTTCAACACTCGTTCACGAAGCGGCCCATGCTTGGTTGATTCTTTGCGGTCTTGACCAGAAAATGTCAGAATCAGAAGTTGAAGTTAATTGTCAATTAATGGCAGCTTTTGTTGAAGATGTTGTTAGGTCATTTAAATGAAGTTTCATATTCCCCAAAACTCGTTTTATGTGACACTTCAGAAGATTGCAAGAATCACAGATGATGTTTCAAAATATCGCGTAAAATACTTTTATAAAAGTTCAGGTGCTCTTTTCGCAACGGAAAAAAGAAAACTTTCAATATACACGATAAAATCTTGGGAAATTATCGAATGACAGCACAGGTGATCTTCCTTAATAAGTGGCTGGATTGCCCTGATCATAAGCGCCAATATCATGATGAGCTTCAAAGGGTCATAAGTGAAGCAAAGGCCATTTTTGACCTTGATACTAGATATTACACGCCATTTGAAAAAGAGCTTTCAAAACAAAGATCAGAACACCTTTGTAGGGATCGAATCAAGATTGTAAAAAGTTCAGAAGATTAAAAAATTCATTTAAAATTCATGCAAACTTAGTTATAAGAATCACCTAACAAAAAAAGGGGATTCTATGACAACTGAAACAGTTCAAAGAGTAAAAAGATCAGGTGAAGAAATTCTTAAACTGGTAAGGGAAGTTAAACGCATGGTTGAAGCTGGCAACACTATCAACTATTCATGCAACAAAGTGGGGATAAACTTCAGAACCTACACCAACAACCAAGGGCGCGTGAGAACCAATGCCCATTTGTATGGGAACAGTTACGCCAAAACAACGCCGCCAAAAGTTTCAAGAATGAACATGGATAAAATCCCTGATGTTATTCAAGACTATGACAATTTTGAAAAACTTTACTTAGAAATGAAAAGCCAAAACATTAAACTAAAATCAATCATCGCTGATCTTCTTTTAAAACAGGTTTAGCATGAGAACAAACGCACAACATTTAGCAAGATTTATAAGAACAAAAAGAATTGAACTTGGTATGTCACAATGTGATTTGACCAAAAAACTCGGATGGCAAAGCAGAACAACACAATACATTTCAAATATTGAGTTGAGCAAATGCCCATTTCCACCGAAATCAGTAAAACTTTTATCAGACGCTTTGAACACATCGATTGACTCGATAGTTTACGAAATGGTAAAAGATTACAACTTAAGTTTAAACAATGAAGTACGGCCAACAACAAATCCATAGGGATACTGTGTGTAACTTGCTGACATACCAAGGGCCATGTATGTCTTTTATTAAATTAATATAGGGTGGGATGAATGAAGACAACGACTAAAACATATTATGAATCTACTGAGTTTGGCGATTTTCCGACGAGTAAAGTTGTTGAACACACACACAATGATGATTCAAGAATTAAAGAACTCGAAGCTAAAAATGATGAGCTTGAGAAAAAGCTTGAGATTGCGGTGGAGGCTTTGAGTGAGTCTTGGAAGCTACTAGAAAATAGTGAGCATTGTAAGTATGCAAACAAGGCTTACTATATTGTAGATAACGCACTCTCAGCGATTAATAGGGAGGGGATGAAATGAGTTTACAGGATTTAATAATATTGTCGCAAAAATGTGAAGAACTCGAAGCCAAGAATGGGGAGCTTCTTGAAAAACTTAAGCAATGTGGATGCGGTGACTATATTGGTAATTGCTCATGCTGGACAAGAGAAATAGAGGGTATGACATTTCGTATTAGTGAGATTGAGAAAAAGCTTGAGATTGCGATGGAGGCTTTGAAGTTTTATGCCAACGAAGAAACATGGTTTGATCAAGATTTAATAGGCTATCCAATTGCATTGGATGATGAGGGCAAATATTCTAGGGAAGCACTCGAAGCGATTAAGGGGAAATGAATGAAGATAAAAAAATCACCGCGCTATCCTGAATTAAACATTTATTCTGATGGGCGCATTTTTGATACTGTTCAAAACAAGTGGCTGAACATCAACACCATGCATGGGTGTTCATATAAAGGCCCGATTGCTCTTTGGTGTACAGGTGGGAAAACATACACTTTGCAAGTTTCAAAGATGCTTTATGAAGCGCATGTGTGTGAATCGGAGCTGAAAAAAGATTGGGTTATTGAATTTAAGAATGGTGATGAAACCGATTTAAGACCAGAAAACCTGAAGAAGATAAAAAAGTTTGAAAAAGAGTACAAGTCTATGCGAAACTTTATGCATGATTCTTGGCTTGGTGGTGACGATATTTATATTTTATAATTCGGGGTTTAGTCCTTTTTATCTCGAATATATGGTGGAAGGTGCTTAAAAAGTATCTTCCACTTTTATCATTAAATGCATAATTTAATTTTTTTAATTCTACAAAAAAGCATAAAAGCTATAACTGACAGGGCGAGTCATCATAAATTATTTCAGTTTCAGGAATGTTGTCAGGTGTTCCAAGCTCCCATGAATCGTTGTAATTATCATTTTGGTAAACTTCAGCGTCAGATTGTGCTTCATAAGATTCAGATGCATCATCTTCAAAGTTCCAAGATTTCACCATTTCATCTAATAAGGCATCAGCGCGAACATCGGGAATCAATAATATAAAGATTAACCACTTCATTAACTAATTCTTAACGATAAGCTATGAATAGGCAATTATTTTAATGCCTTACGTTATTTGTCGGATTAGGGTTATAATCAGAACATGAAACTTTTTATCCTATCAACACTCATTTTTTTAACAGCTTGTGGCCATGCCAACAATAAATGCCGATCACAGGATGAAATGATTTTAAGATGCAAAGCTGAAGCGGTTTCAAAATGGTATCCTGTACCAGTTCCAGAATATGAAAACAAACAATGCGGTTATGAATATTCCACAAAAGCTTGTTATTGACACTCCACAAATAATTCCATAGCGTTTAAGAAAAGCTTTAGTGAAGCTTAACTTTACCTTGTGGGTTTAAGTGGAAGAATTAGATAATAAAATCGGCGTATGTCAGGCCATCATTGCTGGAATATCAACTAAGGTTGATGGGTCAATTGTCATTAAGCTAGAAATCAATCCAGACGAACAAGAAATCATCTCAAAACTATTTCAAAAATGGGCGCTCAATCAACGATTACTTAATGTTGGTTTGGTGAGTATTCCCAATGGTTGAAGAATGGAAAAATATCCCAAAATCATTGTACCAAGCATCCAACATAGGAAGAATTAAGTCTTTAGATGTGAGCATTATTTGCAAGGATGGATCAAAAAAAAGCTATGAATCAAAAATCCTATCATTAGCAACAAATAGAAATGGTTACAAAATATGCAGCATCATAATTGACGGGAAAAGAAAAACTTGTAGTGTTCATAGGCTAGTCGCCACAAGCTTTAAAGGGTTTCAAAAAAGCTTAGAAGTTAACCACATAGATGGCAATAAATTAAATAATTGCGTAGATAATTTGGAGTGGGTAACTAGGCAACAAAACATAGACCATTCCATGAAAAGCAATCTTCATTGGGCATTAAAGGGCCAAGATCATAAAATGAGAAAAATAGACGATATGACAGCCCTTGCTATAAAAACAATGATAAGCGCAGGATTCAAGCAATCGAAGATTTTTAATGGCCTAAAAATTTCAAAACACATAGTTTATGACATTAAAAGAAACAAAACATGGAAGCACATATAATAATGCAAAGCACAACAATCAAACGAGTTACTAATGGCAAATCCTAATTGGATCAAAGGCGTTTCAGGGAATCCAAACGGAAAACCAAAGACAGCATTCAAGCTTGATTTTGATCAGCTGATGGCAAAGAAGCGAATGCATGATGAAGGAACACAAATTGTTTCTGATAAATGGGCCGATATTGTGGAAGCGATGGCGCAACAGGCGATTATAGGAAATGTTCAAGCCGCCGCATTCTTGCGTGATACTTTCATCGGTAAACCAAAAGACAGCATTCAACACGATATTTCAGAAGATGCCAAAAAGATGATTCAGATTTCAATATCAAAAGATGAATCAGAACTTTGAATGAATTTAAATTAACCGAAAAGCAATCTGAAGCAATCACTGTGCTTGCATCCAATGCTAGGCACATCATGCTTTTTGGTGGATCAAGATCAGGCAAAACATTCCTAGCTGTCAGGGCGCTGATAGTAAGAGCATCAAAGGTTAAGTCTAGGCATTGCATTCTTCGTTTGAACTTCAATCACATTAAGACTTCCATTTGGCTTGATACACTTCCAAAAGTTTTGAAGCTTTCATTTCCAGATTTAACTGTTGAATGGAACAAGACCGATTATTACATTACACTCCCCAATGGTTCAGAAATTTGGGTGGGTGGTCTTGATGATGAGAAGCGCGTTGAGAAAATTCTAGGAAAGGAATACAGCACACTTTATTTTAATGAGTGTTCTCAAATCCCATACAAATCAATTCAGATTGCATTAACTCGTTTAGCTGAAAAGAATGACCTAAGAAAAAAAGCTTATTATGATCAGAATCCACCATCAAAAAAACATTGGTCATACTGGTTATTTGAAAAATATCTTGATCCTGTTGACAACGTTCCTGTTGATCGAAATCGCTACGCATCTATTTTGATGAATCCAAAAGATAACATTCAAAACATTGACCCTGAATACATAACTGAAATCTTGGATCAGTTACCTGAAGCACAAAGAAAACGATTTAAAGATGGTGAATTTTCTTCTGATGATGATGGTGCTGCGTACTATGCGTTTAATCGTGAAACAAATGTTCAGGTGATTGATAAGTCTTACCAGATTGGTCAGAAATGCATTGGAATGGATTTTAACGTTCAGCCAATGACAGCGGTGATAGGTCATTATGTTAACAAGAAATTTTATATTTCATCAGAAGCATTCCTTGAAAACTCGGACACCTTTAAAATGTCACATCATCTAATTAAAAATGGGCATTCAGGCGCGAATATTTACCCCGATTCAACAGGGAAGAACCGAAAAACTTCAGGAATGACTGATCATTTAATCCTCACCAATGATGGATTTAAAATTCAGTACACTCGAAACCCATTGGTCATTGACCGCGTGAACAATGTTAATAGACTTTTAAAAGAACAAAGAATTATAATTGACCCATCATGTAGGAAGCTGATTAATGATTTAGAAAAGGTAGCTTGGAAGGATGGCTCACTTGATCAAAAGACTGACAGCATGGTGACACACATTTCCGACGCGCTTGGTTATTGGTGTTGGGGAATAGAACCGTTAAGAATGGAACAACCGAAATCATCGACAATTCAACTTTAAGGAATATATGTTAAAAAACTTACGAAATGAAATCATTGAACATGTGAAGCAAAACAAACAATTCTTAGAATTGAATGGTGAAGCTTTAAATATTTATGAAGGCAATCTTCTTCCATACATCGACGCTATTTTGCGAGATTCATTGTCACCAAATTACTATCATGCGATTAAAGACAGAATTTTGCCGATCAACATTCTTCAGCGTTACGTTGATAAGGTTTCAACAACCTATTCAAAAGCACCTAGCAGAACTTCAGAAGTAGAATCAGCGCAAGAATTTGTGGATTTTTACCAAGATGCTTTGGATATTGATCAAAGTGGTCATGTTGCTGATGCTTATTCAAACCTTTTCAAATGCTTTGCATGGGAACCATACATTGATAAGAATGGAAAACCAGCAATCAGGGAAATACCAGCAAACCAATTTCTAGTCATGAGTGAATCAGAAGTAAACCCTGAAGAAGAAACCATTTTCATTAAATTCATGGGCCAAAAATCTGATAATGACGATTCGCTTTTGTTGCATGTTTACACTGATACAGAATTTGATGCCTTTTACATGGATGGTTCAGAAGCTTCTGAATACCTGTTTGAAAATAAAGGCGTGAATGTTATCGGAACAATTCCATTTGTATATGGGAAGCGTCAGAAGAATAGACTTTTACCAGTGCTTGATTCTGACATGCTGAAGATCACAAAAGCAATTTCTGTGATGCTTACCGATGCAGCTGGCGCTCAAATGTTCCAATGTTTCAGCATCCTTTATGGGATCGATGTTAACTTTGAAAACGCTAAAATGTCACCCAACGTTATCTGGTCACTTAAGAGTGATCGGGAATCTGATAAAACACCACAAGTGGGAACAATCAAGCCTGAAGCTGACACACAAAAGGTGATCGATTTTGTAACAACCATCTTCACATTGTGGCTTGAAACAAAAGGTGTTCGAGTTGGTTCAGTTGGTTCAATGCAAGGTGGAAATGCATCATCAGGAATTGCAAAAATTATTGATGAACTTGATGTTTGGGAAATACAAAAGAAATCACAAGAATGGTTTGAAAAAGATGAAGAAGAACTTTGGAACATTAAACTTCCAAAAATTCACAACTATTGGATCAAGTCAGGCCTAGTAAATCCAGCAAAAGTTCCCGGCCTAATTCCTGAAAATTTTGAGCTTGATATTGAAGTTGAATTTGAAGAACCAAAACCAATGCAAACTAGAATGGAAATGATTCAAGAAATTAAAGCTGAAATCGATCTAGGCACAATGACAATGGATCAAGCGATCAAGCTTTTGCATCCTAGCTTTGATCAGGAAAAAGTTGATGAGACAATCAACAATCGAGTTGTTCAGTAATGATCAATGAATATACTCGGGAAAAGATTCAGTTACCAAGAACCATCAAGCCAAAAGATCGGGTTAAACTTGCTGAAGTCATTATTGACTTGATCATCACAAGATCGGCGGCTGGTTATGATAAGAACAATGAACTTTTCCCATACTATTCAGAAAAATACGCTGACTTTAAAGGCGTTGATGTTAAAGATGTTGATTTGATCCTATCAGGTGAAATGCTTGAATCTTTGGAGCTTGTTAATCAAGGAGCTGGTTATGTCACAATCGGATATAAAAAACCTTCTAAAGAACTTGCTGGTAAGATTGAAGGCAATAGAATTGGATCATACGGTGGAGAACCAAACGAAGATCGGGCGCGTGACTTTTTGGGCATTTCTTCTGATGAACTTGATATTCTCATTAGTGCTTATCAAGATGATGAACCAGTAACACAATCAGAAATAAACACACTAGCTGAACAGTTAGCGGCCGATTTGTTTGGTGATATATGACACCAGAAGAAAAGATTAAGCGAATAAAAGAACGTTACGCTGGAAAACTTATAATCGCACAGCAAAAAGCTGCTAGGGAATTGGCAATCATCATTATGTCAGTTTTAAAAGTTAGAGTAAGGGAAGAAGGTGAAGGAACCAATGGGAAGTTAAAACCATTATCACCAAAATACATAGAACAAAGAAAAAAATCTAAAAACCTTCACCCACACACAACACCAGAAACTTCAAACCTAACAGCAACTGGTCAGATGCTTGACGCTTTAAGGGGCCGCGCTGGTGGTGGTAAAGTCACAATTGACATTAAGCCAACGAAAAGAAAAAAGGGATTGAACGGAAAAGTTCCAAAGAACCTAACAAATGATGATGTTAGAAAATACGTTGAAGAAGCTGGCCGTGAATTTTTAAAATTGTCAGCCGTTGAAAAGCGTGAGGTAATAGACTTAACAACTCAGATGATACTTGATGAATTAAAGGGCTTGTTCAAATAGTTTGACAAGTCAACTTATTAGGAGAAAAATAAAAATGACTATCGAAAATGCGGTCAGTGACCCAACTCAAACGAACAGTGTTCAGCTTGAAAACCAGAATGACAAAGTGGCCTATGAGACTTACCGGAGAGTCTTGAACGAAGCAAAAAAGTTGAAAGATCAACTTAAGCTAGTTGAAGAAGAAAAGGTAAAAACTCACGAACAGAAACTTAAAGAGCAAAACGAGTGGAAGGCGCTTGCTGAAGCAAAATCAGCACAGGC